TAACCCAGCAGCAAATACATTAGTTCTACCAGCATATAGTCAATTTAATACTACAATTGATGGTAAAAATTATACTTTCTTTAATAGAGGTTCTGTTGCTGCAACTAGCAGTACTGGTATTTTTACCTTTCAAAATATTGTAATTACAGAAGGTACTCCACTAACATATAACTATACAGTTGACAGTGGAACTCGTTTTATTATTCCTAATTCAAATATTGATTTAAATACATTAACAGTTCGTGTTCAGGAATCGCAGTCATCATCAATATTCGAAACCTTTTATCAGGCAGATAGTTTAATTAATGTTGATTCTGTAAGTAAAGTATATTGGGTAAAAGAAATTGATGATGGTTTATATGAATTAACATTTGGTGATGGCAATCTTGGTATAGCATTATCCACTGGTAATGTGGTTCGTTTAAATTATTTTTCATCAAGTTTAGATGCTCCAAATGGCGCAAGAGTATTTACGTATTCTGGTGGATCACTGGGTGTTGGCGCTACTATAAGTGTAGTAACAACTGGTATTGCATCAAATGGTGCTGCTCCAGAAGATATTGATTCTATTCGTTTTAATGCACCAAGAATGTATGCTTCACAAAATCGTGCAGTTACACCTGACGATTATAAAGCACTTGTATACTCTTTATTCTCTGATGCTGCCTCAGTTTCTTGTTGGGGTGGCGAGGATAATAATCCTCCAGTATATGGTAAAGTATATCTCTGCGTTAAACCAAAAGATGCTGATAAACTAACAACTACACAAAAATCTCAACTTACTTCAAGTATTCTACAATCAAGAAATGTGGTTTCAGTAATTCCAGTTATTGTTGATCCAGAATATATTAATATTGCTATCACATCAACTGTTTATTATAATGAACAGGCTACTACAAAAACTGCTTCTGACATCGCATCATTAGTTACAAATACAATTAATGCGTATGACGTTAATGAACTTGATCGTTTTGATGGCGTGTTTAGATATTCTAAATTAAGTCGTTTGATTGACGCAAGCGATCCATCAATCACAAATAATATTACAACTATTCTATTGCGTAGAGCATTAATTGTTCGCTATAATACCTCTGCACAATACCTTCTAAATATGATTAATCCTATTTGGAGCTCTGGTCAACCAGAAGAATCATTTAAGAGTACTGGTTTTTATATCGCAGGTAGCGATGAATTACATTACCTTGATGATGATGGTGTTCAATATGTTCGTTTATTTAAATATGGACAAAATGGTATTAAAATAATTGTTAATGGTTCTATTGGAACTATTGACTACGCAAACGGTATCGTGGATATTAGAAATTTAAACATTACGGGTCTTGCTAACGTAGACTTAGAAATTTCTATTCGCCCATTATCTAATGACGTAGTTTCAGCATTAACACAAATCGCACATATTCCTCCAGAACATTTAAAAATTACAGCAATTCCTGATCCAACTGCTTCTGGTGATCTACGTGGTGGTTATAACTATACATTTACTTCTAGTCGTTCATAATGATTACAAGACCTAAAGTTTCATCGATAGTAGCATCACAGCTACCTGAATTTATCAGGGATGACTATCAAACATTCGTTGATTTTTTAAAAGCATATTATGAATTTTTAGAAAGTACGCAACAGGATCCAATATCTTTACGAGATTTAGATACCACACTTGATACATTTATTACATATTTTAAGTCTGAACTTGCTACAAGTTTACCATATTCTACAGTTGACGAAAGATTTTTATTAAGTAAAATTAAAGATTTATATCTAGCAAAGGGTAGTGAAGCGTCGTTTAGATTATTGTTTAGAATTCTTTTTAATAAAACTATTGAACTTGATTATCCTGCAACTCAAATGTTGCGTGCTTCGGATGGTAAATGGAATCAAGACGTTTCCGTATTCGTTAATATCCTTGTTGGTAAACCAGAGGATATTGTTGGTAAATTAGTTGATGTAGTAACACAAACTAAAATTATTCGTGTTCTTATTGATCGCCGTCAGTATGTTGAGGTTGAAGTTGATCGTGCAATTAGAATATCAAATAATTTATACGAGTTAATTCTTGATAGACGTTTCTTTGGTACAATTTCAGTTGGTGATACTTTACGCTATATTGATCCAGCAACTAATCAATTGGTATTCAATGCTCAGATATTACCAACTACTTCAAACTTAATTGTTGAGAAACCTGGATCTGGTTTTAAAGTAGGCGACCTCTATAATATCAACAACTATAATGGTTATGGAACCATTATGAAAGTTTCTGCTGTTGATGCGAATGGTGGTATTGCTCTTGGTCAGTTTATTAAATATGGTACTGGATATACAACAGATTTTACTACAACAATTTCTGCCACTTCTGGACAAGACGTAGCTGGAACTGCTGGTACTATTATTCAACGTGTTGATACATTCCTTGCGCCAGCAAATAAAACTGTTAATCTTACTATTACAGAATCATTAAATGGATTTGCTGAATCTGGATCTCTTAATACTGCTGATTATAACTTAGAAAGTTCAGCTGAAATTGCTGCAGATATTGCATCATATGGCGTTCAAAAGGGTAACTTCTTTGATGGTGCATATGCTGGTATTACACTTCGTGAATTTGGTATTACTAATATCGATTCTCAAGTAACTACTACTGATCCTGCAATTATTAAAGTAACTCTTGGACCATTGGCAAAATATCCAGGTTACTATGTTAACAACGATGGATTCTTAGATGATGCGGTATTTATTCAAGATAGTAAATACTATCAAGCATTCTCATATGTTATTAAAATTGATCAAGCATTAGATTCTTACAAAACAATTGTTAAGAATTTAATTCACCCAGCTGGTACTCAGGTATTTGGTGAATACGATATTCGTAATGAATTTTCAATCGGTACAGCTTTAGAATCATTAATTAAAATCCTTTCTGTTACATTAAATGATAGTGTTATTACAGATTCAGGAAATGATGTTACTGATCTAACTCGTGTTAATCCTGTCTTTAATGTTCCTACTGGAACACTATTAAGTGGTTCTTCTGCTGGTATATTGAAGCCAATTGATGATACAGTTTTAAATAATGATGGTAGTCAAGATAATCAAACAGTTACCATGGTTGAAACTGGTATTGCATTAGATTCAACAAGAACTATGCCTTACCTAGTAACATCAAAACCAATTGATGATACAGGTAATAATAAATTAAATGATGGCAGCACAGTCGATACGTTCTACGTAACTATGACTGATAATGGTACTAATTTTATTGCATTAAGCGGAACTTTATTAACTGGTTCTGATGCTGGTGTATTAAAAACTTTAGACCAAACTCATATAATAAATGATGGTGTCACAATTGACAACGAGTCTGTAGTATTAGGTGATGGTGGTGATATTCAAGATTTGACTAGAACTAACCTAGCATTTACCAATACTAAATTACTTGATTCCACTCACTATTTAAATGATGGAACTACATTAGATTCAGAATCTGTGACTATGTCTGAACCAACTTACACCAACTCTGATGGTGTAAGTGGACGTTATGGTATTAGTACATATTCAGTTTCTAAAACTATTGATTCAACATCTTTTGTTCACTATTTGTATGATAACTCAACTGCAGATAGCGATACAATTACACCATTAGATACAGACGCCACAAGTTCTACTGACCTAAATAGAACGACACCTGCGTTTGCGTTAACTACCACATTTGGTTTATTGCTAAATGATGGTATTACTTCTGATACAAATACTGCCACTCCAACAGATAGTGGCGGTACTATGGACGTAAACCCATATGGAGAAGCTGGTTATTTCTTAAATGACAATGGCTTATACGTAGGAAACCCAATAACCTTTACTGGATAAATAGGAGATTTTATGAAAATCAAAAAACAAGACGAATTGTTAGCAACTGGGCAAGTACTAATTCAGTTGTTAGATTCAAATGGTAATTTAAAAGAAGAACACAAAGTTAAAAACTTAGTTGTTACAACTGGTAAAACTTATATTGCCAACCGTATGCAAGGTTCTGGCGTTGCTACTGTAATGGGCTGGATGGCCATTGGTACTAACACTACTACTCCTGCTGTTGCCAATACTGCGCTTGGTACTGAAGCTGGACGTGTTACATTAGCATCCTTTACTTCTTCTGGTGCTCAAGTTACTGCTACTGCTACATTCCCAGCAGGTACTGGTACTGGTGCTATTACTGAAGCTGGTATTTTTAATGCAAGCTCATCAGGCACTATGCTTTGCCGCACTACATTCCCAGTTGTTAACAAAGCAGCTGGCGACTCTATTGCTGTTACTTGGGTAGTTACAGTAAGTTAATTTTTAGGTAAAATAAATGTCATCATTACTAAAATCTCCGTTAGACAATTCTATTGCTAACGCAGTATATAATGAAATCCAAAATCGTAGTGCTCGTTACTACTACTTTTTAGGTAAAACTTTAACATGGCCAGTGGATACAAATCCTCCACTACCAGTTGATAGTTTTGCTTATGAATTAGCAACACGTAACGAAATTATTACTATGAAAGAAGTTAAGTCAACTGACGTGGCTTTCGTTATCCCTAGAGCAGACTGGGTTACTGGTCAAGTTTGGGATATGTATGATGACCAATATTCTACTGAAGTTCAAGGTATTAATTTAATTGCTGGTGGATATGGTTATTCATCAGTTCCAACTGTTACTATTTCAGGTGGTGGTGGTTCTGGTGCAACTGCAGTAGCAGTGTTAAACTCTGGTGTTGTTGCAGGAATTACTTTAACTAGCAAAGGTATTGGATATACTGCTGTTCCAACTGTTACTATTTCAGGTGGTGGCGGCACAGGTGCTGTTGGAACAGCAGCAGTTACTATTGCTCCTTCTGGTGCTCAGCGTTTAGAAGATACCATGTGTTATGCATTAACTGACGATTTTAACGTATACAAATGTCTTGATAATAATAACAATTCAATTTCTACATATAAACCAGTTGGTACTGTTGTAGATCCAGTTGTTATGCCTGACGGATATATGTGGAAATACTTATACAGTATTCCTATTGCTCTTCGCAATAAGTTTTTAACTGACGTATATATGCCAGTTGTTAATTCTATTCGATCTCAGTTTTATTCTGGTGGTGAGATTCTAAATGTCCGTATTGATAATCAAGGACAGAATTATACTTTCGCAAATATTTCAGTTTCTGGTGATGGTTATATAAAATCAGATCCTGTTTTAATTGACCATATGGTTATTTCAAATCCTGGATCTGGATATACTGGTGGGGCGACAATGACTATTGATCCACCAATCAGTGGAGCCAGTGTCTGGCAAAATGGAATTCAGATTCTTGTTGGGCAATCAGTAGAATATAATAATAATCTTTATACTGCAACAGTTACTGGTACAATGGCTTCTCCTGGACCTACTCACAGATCTGGTGTTGTTGCTAATGGAACTGCAGCTTTACAATATGTTGGAACACGTGCTACTGGTGTATTAACTACGACTGGTGGTGCTATTACTGGTTATACCTTATTTGGTAGCATATATGATGTTACAATTACCAATGGTGGTTTGGGTTATACATCTACTCCATCAGTGGCATTGGTTGATGATATCGATAGTGCACCTGACGCTGATTATGATGGAACAGGTTTCGTTGGTCAATGTATTATGAATGGAACTTCTGTTGGTAAAGTTCAAGTTGTTGATCCAGGATATGGTTATGGCTACGCTCAAAATTTAGTTATTGGTACTCCGTTTGTAGCTTCAACTGCATATAGTGTTGGTCAACAGATTTATTACTCAAATAGACTTTATACTGTAACTGTTGCTGGAACTTCAAGCGCATCTGCAACCCCAACAATTAATGGAGCAATTACCGCAATTAATCTTACTTCTGGCGGATCT